CAGGAGCCAACCGATTGGTCGAACTGTTTGACGTCAAAGCCCTTCAGGAACTTGTACCTCTTGATCTTGCTGAGGATGTGTTCCGGCGTGCGATGCTTCCACGTGAACGCGAAGTCCTCGAGGTAAACAGCCCGCCAGGCGGCGCAGAATGTGGCCAGCACGTAGTTCGGCACGAATGACATCCCGAACACAGTCCGCCGTCGGCCGGCGAAGTGACCACGGATGACGTTACCGTGCTTGATGACTCGCTTGTCAGCAGCGAAGCGACGCCCCTGCCGCAGACCTGTGCGAGCGGCTAGCTCATCATTGACCTCTCGGTCCTTTGACACGCGCGTGCCGTCGGATCGGATTTCGACCCTGTCGGCTTGGACTCGTTCGCCAGTTGTGCTGACGATTGGCGCGTTGAACTCCGTGTACAGCTAGAGGAACTTGTCTTCCTTGATGAGCTGTAGAAAGCGCTCGATGTTGGCGTACGCGGCTCGCAGCTCGTCGTGCTTCTTGATCTCGTCGTTGACGTAATCAGGCGCGCCAGTGCTCGCCTCGCGTCGGACACCGACCGAAGCCGGCGCCGAGCGTGCAAACATGAACTTCACTAGCCGTGCGAATATCTCCTTGTGACGCGGGTTGACGAAGTCGTCGACGAGACCGAGCTTCGAGCGGATCAGCGCGTTTGACACAGGCGGCACCGAAATCGGGTTCATGCCATAGCCTGGGACGGTCAGCAACTGCAGGAAGTCACTCGGGACCGCTTCCGGTCCGAGAACTCCGTACTTGTCGACCTTGATGGGGATCGACATTTCCGCGAGCTTTCGCGAGAGGGCCAGGTGCTGTGGCGAATCAGACACAGCACCCGGGTAGGTGAGGACGCCTTGATTGGTACGGCGAGCGGACATCCTCCGGCGATAGCCGTTGGTGTCCGTGATCGCGCGCCAGGCGTCTGCTTGCTTGTCCGGAACTACGTAATTCATTCCGGAGCGAAGTCGCTCTCGAGCACCGGTCTCTCACCAGCCGGCACCGCTGCGACCTGCAGGCGAGCGAGACGTGACGCCTTCGTGGGCCGAAGGATGGCGTCCGTCCCCTCGCGCGACTTGTCGTCGTTCTTGTCCCGCAGTGTGGTCCTGAAGGCGTCCAGAGTCGTGCGCTCCATCGTGGACACGTACGTGTTCCAGACGGTGTTGTACATGGCGCCCTGCATGCCGATGATAGCCACCGGCTCCGCGTCGAACAAGTCACGGTACTCAACGAGCATCTGCAGCTCGCGCGTGTTGACAGAGACGATGTGCGCCTCGTCCTTGCACGCGACGATCTTCTGGATGATGTCGTCGCCCTGGACGAACAGGTGGTGCAGGTCCTCGGGCAGGGTGGAGCCCTCGGG